TGTAGAAACAGCACGACCTGTAGAATCAGCTGAATAGCCTTCAGCAATCTTGAATGGGCTTAATGCCTCTTCACCAGCTGTTACACCAGCATTGCTTGATGTGTCTGAATAACGAACACGCAATGTGTGGATTTGACCAACTGGACCAGTCATTGGTTGTACACCAACTAACTCGTTAGCAATAACGGTTGGCATAACGCGACGGATTACTGGAAGAATCACGCGATTTAGTGTTGCGACGTTGCCGGCAGAAGTGGCACCAGCTGTAGCAGATTCTTGAAGATACTTTTTAGTATTTTCTAGAGTCACGCCCATTACTGATTTTTTAGTGCCTTGTAGGCCTTCTAAAAGAGCTTCCTTAGTCTCTGCCCAACGGCCATTTAGTAGTTCTGACATTTAAATTTCTCCTTAAATTTTTAGTCCAGCAAGGCGACGGATGTCAATAATGTTACTGTCTTCCTCGCTGCTACGATTGCTGTTGGAAACTTTGTTTCCTGTAATTTCTTTAGCCTCTACAAGTGCCTGTTTCTTCTGCGGAGCTTTTCCAGCTATTACAGCTGGGAGATACTTTTCAAAACTCTCATTGAGCTTTGAGGTTTTCACACTCTCCATTAACTCACCCATGATTTCACGTTGTTCCGAGTTTAACGGAGCAAGTAACTCACTCATGATTTCTTTGCGTGTTTGCGCTTCTTTCAAAGCTGCAATTTCTGCTTCTTTACTTTCTACGATAGTCTGCGCTTCTTCAATAGCTTTAGCGGCTTCTTGAACAGCGACAGTCTTCATGTCTATGACTTTGAGTAATTTAGCAGTTTCTGACTTCTCGTTTAGGTAACTGGCTTGATATTCTTGAGCAAAAGCTTCGAATAGTTTGCGGCCAAAATCTGCACGACGAGCTGCTTCGATGTCTTCTTTTAGTGATGTAATTTCAGTTTTTAAACCGTGTGTTACAACACCTTCGACCATCTTAGCTGCACGTTCTACAAATTGTTGTTTTACCTTACCAAGTTGTTCACGACCCTCACGAACCAAGCGAACTTTCGTTTCTGCTAGGTCCTTCTTATCTTTGTAAAACTCTGCAATTTCTTCAGCCAAAGCCTCTACTACGAATTGCTCTAATTTACCAAATTTGTTAGCCATTACCACTTGATCTTCATGTAACTCTTTAACTTCAGCAGCTAACTGGCGACCAACGAATTCCTTCATTAGTGCAGCGTCTGCTTTCATTTTTTGAGCATACTTGACTTTCATTTCTGATAATTGCTTACGGTCATCAGCAAATTCAACAAGCTCTTGTGATAGATGGTCTGTAATCATACGATCAACAGCTTCAATCATTGTTTGCTTGTCGTGCTCATATTTTTGAGCAAACTCTTCGCGTAATTGTTCAGCTACTTGTTCACGGTTCTCGACGATGCGAGCTTCCCAAGCGGCTTCAATAGATGCTTTGATCTCTTCAGAAATCACATTGTTTTCAAATAACGTTTTTAGTGCATCCAACATGTGATTCTCCTTGTTATTGGAGTCTGCCAATTATTGCTAATAGGCTCTCTTTGAGATATTGTTGTGCTTTAGGATCACCCTTCACCTCTTGCGCTATACGTAAGGCATTAAGACCACCACGACTGTTCATCAGGTGTTCATAAATTGGTGTTGGATATGCTCCAGGAGCACTAGGTTGAGCTACCATATCTACTGTGATAATCTCAAAATCTGAAACTTCACCGGATCCGTCATCTTTGACGTTTCCGGATCCGCGCGAACTGACTCCTAATTTCACGCCGCTTTCCAGCATTGTGCGTATTAGTTGTCCCATTGGGGTGGGAAGTATTTTCAACTTCCCGTAACCATTTGGACCGTCCATCCACATATTAACTATCATGTGTGATACACGGTCCAGGTTAATTTTTAGATCATCTGGATGATCTACTTCCCCGAGAACTGAATAGCCGTTTTGAATCTGATCGTTAAGGGTTTTGACAGCCTTGCCAATCTCTTGCACAGGATAAACACGCTGGTTAGCGTTTCTTATACCGCCTTGGATGCAAATCCCAGACATGTATAAGTTTTTTCCTTCTTTGTCATCAGATTCAACGACCATTTTTGCTTCGTTGAAACTGAGATTCTCTCGGAGGTATAAAGACATATTTTAATAGTCTCGTTTAATTACTTACGTGAGCCAATTAGCGATGTTTTAATATCAGCTGATTCGCCTGCACCTTTCTTCTCAGCACCGTGGCCAGGTTCTTTCTTCTTGAAAGCTGTCTTGCCTGCGTTGCCGCCTGGTTTGTTGATGTTACCTGCATCATCAACTTTTGGATTTGGAGCTGCTAAACCGCCTTGTGTGCCGCCTTTCTCTGTTGAGAATGACTTAGCAATATTAGCAGTTGTGCCGCCCATATCGTTCTTACCAGCTACTACTGACTTGGTGTTAGCACCGTTGTCGCCGTGCTTCGGAAGTGCTACTTTGTCAACATATTCCATGAAACGTTGTAGTTCGTCAACTGGTTCTTCTGGCATGTCCATTGATGGTTCTGAATCCATACCCATTCCTGGTTCTGTGTCCATACCCATGTCGCCGTGTTCTTCTTCGCCTTCTTCGCCAGCCATTAACTGTTCAAATTCAGCTTTTAATTCTTCTAGAGCGTCTTCTAAATCTAAAATACGATCTGTTTGCTCTTCGTCTGACAAATCTTCGCTGTCGTCTTCTTCACCGTCTGTAACGTCACCAATCATGTCGTCTGATGCGTCGCCACCTACGTCGGAATCATCGGAACCTTCTTCCTCTTCTTCCTCTTCTTCTTCCTCTTCTTCACCAAAAGTTTCGTCGACTTTGTCTTCGTCTTTGTCTTCTTTATCTTCTTTATCTTCGTCTTTATGTTCTTCTTCTAACTCAAAGTCTTCAGATAGTAATTCTTCGTAGATTTCGCGTGATTTCGCTACTACGATATTGTGGAAAATTTCTTTTGCTGTTTCTTGATCTTCATTGATCAATGCCTCAAGCATGGCTTCAAATTGATTGCGGTCAGTCATGTTTTGTTCTCCTGTGGGTTGATGACAAGGCTGTATTATATTTACATTTAATTTTAAAAACGGTATGGAAATACCCTGAAAACAGTCAGTTTTGACATTTTTTCAGTTACAAAGGATATTTATGCAGCAGGTTGCACTGGATTCATGTACATACTATGAATAAAATCTAGTTCACGCTCCTGCTCTAAAATATGTGCTTCGCTTGATTTACGTAATTCATTTATTTGACGTAGTGTCAAACGTGTTTTGCGAGTATCGTCCCTGTGCAAGGTGGCTGTATCACGGTCAGCATCATAACGTAAATCGTTAGCTTGACGTCGTGTATCAGGGTCAATATAAAATAGTTCGCGTAAAATCATATTAATATTTATGCAGTAGGTGCGGCTGCGGGTGCGCCTGCTACTGGCATTGGAGCTCCGGCTGGAGCCTCTGCTCCTAAGTCACCTTCCATGTCTTCAGGTCCTGTTAGGTCGGCTGCGGCACCTAAATCGCCTTCAATACCAGCTGCGCTTAGTCCTGCACTGCGTAATTCGCCTGCCGCATCTGTGTATGTTGGCTGTCCTTTACCTTGCTCTTCACCCCATAAACGTTCGTTTTCTGCAATTTCTTCTTCGTTTAATCCTAAGAAACGTTTCATTGCAAAACGTTTTGACATAAATGGTACTTGTTGAATAGTATTAAATGTGTTAATGCGCTCGCTGTCTAATGCACTTTGACGTGTACTTGCAAAGTTTAAAGGCGGATTAAACTTCAATTCAAACAAGTTTGAATCTATATTAACACCTTTTCCATGCATATAAAGTTTAAATTCTTCGTCAAAAACAGCAGTTACAAGACTTTGTAAACGCTCACAATACTTGTTAAAACGCAGTTCTTGAATGTATGCTGTGCCAACGCGACCGTCATTATATGATGCTTGGCTATCGTCTGCGCCCGTTGGCAAGTAGCTTGATGGAATTCTTAAACCACGGAATAACTTGTTAGTAAAATATTTTAAATCATCAATTTCACCAAGATTTGTACCGCCTGGAAGTGTTTCAACTTTGCTTCCTCGTCCCTCTGCTGTTTGTGGAAAGAAGTAATCTTCATTAATAGACAACGGATTATATGCACTGTCAATAACGTTTTGGCCACCGCCAGTTTGGCTAGGAATACGTCTTTGATGTATTTCATTTTTTACCCTTTCTACAAAGGCCATAGCCATATGACTTGGCATATTACCTACGTCAATGTGGAACACTCTGCGCTCTGGAGCACGTTGTATACGATAGATTAAAATAGCATCTTCAAGCAGTTCTTTTTGCTTGTAGACCTTAAAAATGTTTTCTAATAAACTGTTACCAAAAGGATAATTGTTATCTAAACCTTCACTTAAACTTAGATGAATAACGTGTTCTGCACCAATTGTATACTCAGTTTCAGTAGTACCAAAACGACTGCCGTTTAGACCTGCATAAGGACTTGTTGTTCCTTTTTGTTGTACTCCGCCTGGGAATCCTGCACTGCCACTCATGCCGCCTGTGCCTTGTCGAGGATTAATATTAGGAGTAATTTGTGTTACTACTAGATCCATAAAATTAGGTGCAAGATCTTTAACAACATATTGTTCTGGCTTTTTACCTTCACTTTCGTTGACAATTATCTTTGTGATTTTGCTTGGATCAATGTAATGCCATTTTTGTGTTTCTGGATCACGAATGAAAAACGCATCACCGTA